CGTTAATAACGGAGTGTTAGATAAAACATTTCAAGTAGATTGGTCTAACTACCAAAACTCATTTATATTAACTGATGATTTAAACTATCGAGTAATTGAATTAGTATTCTTTAAGAAGATTTTTTGGTAAATTGATATTTATTATATAAATAATATATAAAGAAATGAAAAATAATATACTAGCAGAAAATATGAAAAGATTCGGTACCAAGAATCTTTCAGAAGAAGAGAAATATCAAACTCTAGGACAACAAGGTGAAATCCCGATGCTTGATCCAAAAGCAGATACAGAACATTCAGAACAAAATCTAGACCGATTAGCTAAGTCATATGAGCAAATCAAACCAAAACGTTTAGATATGAGTGAGTTTAAAAATGATGTTCGAGACCTTATTTCTATTTATAAAGATAAGCCAGTCGACACAGCAAATATGACTGCGTATCATACTGCATTTAGAGAATTATATCCAACCGTCCAAACACGTTCGGACTTTAAAGGTATTAAGAATAATATTATTAGAATCTTAACGCATTTGTTAAACCACGCAAGAAGCATAACACAGGGAGATACAAGTAATTATGGGTATCGAGTACGCCCATGGCAAAAATCAAAAGGTATATAATCAAATGAAAAATAATATATTGCAGGAAAATATGATACGGTTTGGAACTAAAAACCTATCAAACTCAATTAATGAATCTAACATACCAACTGAGATAAATGGAGGTATACTAGCTAATTGGATGAGTAATAATGAAGATCTATTAGATGGGTATACATTTAAATCATCAGAGGACGGCCCAGAAAAAACAGTTAATCAGATACGTAATTTTATTTCTAGATCAATGGTATCGCAATGGTATCTTAATCAGTTAATAGACGATATGGATAAATTACCAGGAGTTGCAATTGATAAATCTGATTTTTACGATAAACCTAGACCATCTGATTCAGGTCAAACTAATAATGATATGAATCCTCGCGATATATTTCCTGGCATATCTTTAGACTAATTAAACATAAATAATTAGCTAAAAAAACAATAAAAACTTAAACAATTACTTGGACTTAACGAATTAATTATCTAATATATAATTAATAAATAACATAAATTAATAACTTAATAAAAAAAGGACTTAAATGGGACTTAATTTAGATGCCATCAAGGCAAAACTTAATCAATTAAACAGAACCGACGACCGTCGAAACAATCTTTGGAAGCCAGAAGCTGGCAAGACACGAGTAAGAATCGTACCTTACGTTCATCGCAAAGATAATCCATTCTTAGAATTGTATTTTCATTATGACATTGCTAAAAGATCAATGCTATCACCAGTATCATTTGGTAATGCCGATCCAGTAGTTGAATTTGCAGAAAAACTAAAAAAGACTGGCGATAAAGATGAATGGTTAATGGGTAGAAAAATTGAGCCTAAAATGAGAACATATGTTCCTGTTATCGTAAGAGGTAAAGAAGCAGATGGTGTTAAATTTTGGGGATTCGGTAAAACGATTTATACTGAATTGCTTTCAATTGTTTCTGATCCAGATTATGGTGACATTACCGATTTATTAAATGGGCGTGATATCGATGTAGAATTTACACCAGCAGAAGGTGGAGGATATCCTAAGACTGCAATTCGTGTTAAGCCAAATACATCAGCTGCAACTGAAGATAAAGCAATTGCAGAAAAGATCATGAATCAACCAAAGATTACTGATATCTTCCCAGAACCGACTTACGAAGAGTTAGAACAGGCTCTTAAAGATTGGATGGAGCCAGAAGATGACAGTTCAGACGTTAGTTCATCAACTACACCATCTGCAGATACATCTGACGCAAATACTGCTAGCACGGAAACAAAGTCCGAAGAAAAACAAACAGATGTAGCATCAGCATTTAACGATTTATTTAACAAGTAAGGGCTTTTCAATGGCAAAGAAAAAAAGCAAAAGCAAGGACGAACTGGAAGATGCATTAGCAAACACATTAGCTGATAGTATAAATAAACAGTTTAAAGGTCAATCATTAAAAACTGCATTCTTTTTAGATGGAGATGATGATTCTCCTAGTAACGTAAAAGAGTGGATATCGTCTGGGTGTGATGCATTAGACTTAGCAATATCTAATAGACCTAACGGAGGGTTTCCGGTTGGTAGAATAACCGAAATAACAGGTTTAGAAGCATCTGGGAAGTCTCTTTTAGCGGCACATACATTAGCCGAAACACAGAAAAAGGGAGGTCTAGCAGTTTATATTGACACAGAATCAGCTACTAGTTCCGAATTTTTGACTGCAATCGGCGCCGATTTGAAAACTATGTTATATGTACCCCTCGAAACAATAGAAGAAATTTTTGAAACAATTGAAACTATTGTGGATGGGGTACGTAAATCAGACAAAGACAGGTTAGTAACAATTGTAGTTGATTCTATAATGGGAGCATCTACAAAAATTGAGCTAGCTGCAGAATACGACAAAGATGGATATGCAACTAGTAAATCTATCATATTGTCTAAAGCGATGCGTAAAGTTACAAATTGGATTGCACGTGAAAGAATCTGTTTAATCTTTACTAATCAACTAAGAGTTAAGATGGGAGTGTCATTTGGAGATCAATGGACAACAGCTGGTGGTAAGGCAATTCCTTTTCATGCATCTGTTAGACTAAGATTGAAAAACACCGGTCAAATTAAAGCAACTGTTAATGGATCAGATCAAGTAGTAGGAAGTAAAACTAGTGTTCAGGTAGTTAAAAATCGTATGGGTCCTCCACATCGTAAAATCGATTATGAGATATACTATGATAGTGGAATTGACAATTTTGGTGGTTGGTTAAACTTGATGAAAAAGTTTAAATTAGTTAAACAGGCAGGAGCATGGTACACATTAGAAGATGTAGATCATGAAACTGGAGAAGTCTTTGGAGAAATGAAGTTCCAAAGCAAAGATTTTGTTAGTAAGGTAATGCAAAACCCAGACGCAAAAGAACGGTTATATAAAAGAATCTGCGATGCATATATATTCAAATATCAAGCTGGTATCGATGGTGGTATTGATGATGTTGTTATCGATGATGAAGTAATTGATGAAGAAGGATAATGAATAAGTATCAAAGATTATTTAAAGAGTTACAAAAAGACAAGGATGCGAGCCCGAAGGATGCTAATGATCATATCATGGTATTTGACGGGCTCAATACCTTTATCCGAAGTTTCGGAGCAACACCTGCATATAATGAGGATGGTGACCACATTGGTGGTATTACTGGTTTTTTGTATTCAGTAGGGAAAACTGTTAGAGACTTTAAGCCTAGTAGATGCGTTATTGCATTTGACGGACGGGGTGGTAATGCTAAAAGAAGAAAAATTTACAAAGGGTATAAAGCAAACCGAGCTAATAAGACTAAACTTCGAAGATTTGATCATCATGAAACAAGTATAGTCGACGAACAAGAATCAATGAAAAAACAGTTTAGTAGATTAGTTTCATATTTAGATAATTTACCAGTAACGTTTTTAGCAATGGATGGAATTGAAGCAGATGACACCATTGCATATATAGCACAAATGTATAATGACACATGTAAAAAGATTACAATTGTTTCCACCGATCGAGATTTCTATCAATTAGTAGATGACCGCATACAAATTTGGTCGCCTATTAAAAAGAAAATGTATGACACTCAAGCAATTATAGATGAATTTGGAGTACATCCAAATAATATGGTTCTATATAGGTCATTTACCGGCGATAAATCAGATAATATACCAGGTGTTAAAGGAATAGGACCAAAGACTATATTAAAACTTATTCCAGAACTAGTACATGAAAAACAGGTTACGTTAGATGAATTATTTGACAAAAGCAATCGACTTTTAACTGAAACTAAACAATATCAACGAATATTAGATCATCAGGATATAATAGAAAAGAATTGGCAGTTAATGAACATAAAACTGTTAGATATATCAGCAAATGTATCTTCGAAGATACGAGGAATAATGTCAGAACCAATATCAGGTTTAAATCGAGCTGAATTCCAAAAATTATTTTATGAAGATAAAATGTGGGCTATAATGAAAAACTTGCCAGAATGGTTAACAAAAACATGGCTTTCGTTAGATGCTTATGCAAAACAAACACAAAAATAACTTTGATTTTAATTTAATTTTTATTATTATCTAATATGACAGATAAATTAAGTGAATATGGTTGGGGCTTCCAAGTAAAAGTTCTAGCAGCAATGTTTACCGACCGGGTATTCTTACAACAAATTACTGATATTATTCAGCCGGATTATTTTGAGTCAGATGCAAACAGTTGGTTGTTAGAAGTAATATTAGAACACTTTCGAGAGTATAAGAGCCCACCAACTAAAGACGTGTTAAAAGTTAAAGTTACGAGTATCGAAAATGATGTGCTTAAAACCGCCATTTTAGAACAACTTAAAGACGTTTTTAGATTTATGGAGTCAGACGATTTAACATTCGTTAAAGACGAAATACTTAAGTTTTGTAAAAATCAAGAAATAAAACGAGCTATTATGGATAGTGTCGGATTACTCAAAATGGGTAATTATGACGAAATTAAAAGTAAAATTGACGGCGCAATGAAAGCCGGAGCTGATACTGATATTGGGTTAGAATATAAAGACACTGTAGCATTACGTTATGACGAAGCCGCTCGAGACACGATGACAACTGGATGGGATGTAATTGACGATTTAATGGATGGAGGATTGGCACCGGGAGAATTAGGAGTAGTAATGGCTCCTGCTGGTATTGGTAAATCGTGGCTTCTTATTAATATCGGAGCTAACGCAATAAAAGCTGGAAAAAATGTTATTCATTATACATTGGAGCTTAACGAAAATTATGTTGGTCAACGATATGACTCGGTAATTACCGGAATTAATGCTCAAAACCTAAAAAATTATCAGGAAGATATAGAAGCAAAACTATCTAACTTAAAAGGTAACTTAGTTATAAAACATTATCCTACAAAATCTATAGGAGTAATGGGTATTAAAGCCCATATGGAAAAAACTATAATGTTAGGAAATGCTCCTGATTTAGTTATTATAGATTATGGTGATCTTCTTAAGGTAAATTCTAAGAAAGATAAACATGAAGCGTTAGAAGAATTATATGAAGAAATGCGAGGAATGGCTGGCGAATATGAAATTCCAGTCTGGACGGCATCTCAAGCAGGTAGGTCAGCATTAGAAGAAGATGTTATTGAAGCTGATAAGATTGCGTCATCATATGGTAAAGTAATGGTAGCAGACTTTTTAATGTCTCTTTCTAGAAAAGTTGAAGATAAGATGTCAGGTACGGGTCGGGGTCACGTAATTAAAAATAGATTCGGACCAGATGGTATAACATTACCATGTAAAATAAACACAAATAATGGACAGTTTCAATTCTTTGAACCACAGACTACACAAGGAAAACAGACTACCAAAGTTATGAAAACTGGAGAAAACATGGTTAAGAAAAATCTTGCACAAAAGTTTAAAGATTTGGGCGGATCATTAGGATAGGGTTATATTTATATAAAAGATGTCCGGGTAATGCCCCGGGCTTTTTTTGTCTAAAAATAATTCGTTTAATTAAAGAAAAAAAAGATTACAAAAAAATGGAGATTTCT